ACGTTAGAAAACTGCTGTCTTTGGAGCTTACTGGTGCCTGGATTAACGAATGTCGGGAGCTTCCCAAGGCTATTGTGGACGGATTAACCCACCGTGTTGGTAGATATCCCAATAAACAAGATGGTGGTCCTACCTGGCACGGCATTATCCTTGACTCAAACCCGATGGATGACGACCATTGGTATTATAAAGTTGCTGAGAAGGAAAAGCCTGGTGGTAGGTTTCCGTGGGATTTCTTTCGCCAGCCTGGTGGAGTTTTAGAAGTTTCATTAGAGGATTTACCGGAGGATATGCCCGAAGCACAAGGATATATCTTCCAAGCTGGTAAATGGTGGCAGACTAATCAAAAAGCAGAGAACCTGTCCAATTTGCCTGATGGATATTACGAGCAGCTCCTGGGCGGCAAGAATTTAGACTGGATTAGGTGCTATGCAGAGGGCAAATACACGTTTGTCCAAGAGGGTCGACCTCTCTGGCCGGAATATAACGATGAGTTAATGTGTACCGACTTAGAGCCGGACCCCAATATACCGTTACAGATAGGCTTGGACTTTGGATTAACACCCGCAGCTGTGTTTGCTCAGCGAATGAAAAACAACACCTGGCATATTCTCCATGAACTTGTAACTCAGGATATGGGCCTGGAAAGATTTTGCTCAATGCTTAAATCAGAGCTTGAAAGCAGATTTCCTCGATTTGAAACCAGTGTCTGGGGCGACCCTGCTGGTATGTCACGAGATCAGATTTACGAGACAACCTCATTTGACCATCTTAAAACTCACGGCATCCTAGCCAGGCCGACTGCAACAAACGAATTTAGAACCAGAAGAGAAGCAGCTGCTATTCCGATGGGTAGGCTTATCGATGGTAAACCTGGCTTTCTTATCGATAGAAAATGCATGAGATTACGAAAAAGCTTAAACGGTGGCTATCATTTTAGAAGAATTGCAATGGGCGCTGGTCAAGAACGCTTTAAGGACTCACCAAATAAAAATGAACACTCCCACGTTGGCGATGCTCTGGGATATTGCTTGCTAGGCAGTGAGCACAACATCATGACACGCAGCCCGTCTAGAAGTCGCAATTCAGTTTCTCAAGCAAAGGTATTAGATTTTGACGTATTCGGTTAGAACTTTAAACGATGTTTTAAAAGTTAATTATCCTGATGATAAATTAATAGATTTTAAACTTTATCACTACGAACACCTAGAGCTAAACAAGTTTGACCTTAAAAACTTAAAGGATTTCCCAGATTATCGCAGCCACTTCGCCAGCTTTGCAGAACAAGGGCTTGCTTATACCATAATTATCTCCGGTAAAATCTCAGGTGTGTTTGGAGTTTTTGAGCTTTGGCCTGGCGTTTATGAATTCTGGATGGTGCCAGGCAAAGATTTAAAGAAGAATACCATTCCATTTCATCGGCGTGCCTTGCAGTTTTTTGACTACTTTTGGGAGAATACTAGGCCAAATCGGGTACAGTTCACAGTGTGTTCACTGAATTTACACGCTGACAGGTGGGCTAAACGATGTTATTTTGAGCGCGAGGCAGTTTTAAGGAAGTATGGACCGGATGGTTCAGATTATTACATGTACGCAAGGATTGAATAATGTCTGGAATTGTAAAAAAACTAAAACCTAAACGTAGGCCGATTGACCCAAGTGTTAACCAACGTATTTCTGAAAACGAGGCAGCGGCTAAAGCTGAATCTGACAAAAGAAACGCGGGCCTTCAAGAACGTTTAAGTCGTCGAGCTAAAGGTGGACGAAAATTACTTATGGATTCAACAGTTACTGACCCATTTGGTGAAGGTCGATTGACACTAAAGCGTTCACTTGGCGCGGGAAGAAACCCTAGAGGATAGTATGAAGCAATATTTAAGAAACCCTAAACACAGAGAGCACCAAGAAGATGAAAAAAGCCAGCGCGGTCAAAAAGCCACTAAAGACAAAAATGACATCGAAGAGCGCACCGATGAAGGCGGCGATTAAGAAATATACGTCTAAGAAAAAAGGTTACTAAATGGTCCTTTCTGTCCAGGCATTAAAAAGCAGATATAAAAAAGCAGCTGCTCACAAAGAACAGTGGCGAAATATTTATGAGGAGGCATACGAGTTTGCTCTTCCTATGCGTAATTTGTACGATGGTTACGCTGACAGTGTCCCTGGTCAGAACAAAATGCGAAGGGTCTTCGACTCAACAGCAATAAATTCTACTTCTAGGTTTGCCAATAAAATTCAATCCAGCTTATTTCCACCGCAACGTAGCTGGTGCCGCTTGGTTCCTGGCAACGAAATCCCCGATGAAAAGAAAATTGATATTCAAAAAGTGCTGGATATGTACACCGAAAAAATGTTTGGGGTTATGGCACAATCAGGTTTTGACCTGGCAATGGGTGAGTTCTTGTTAGACCTAGCTGTTGGTACAGCTGTACTAATGATTAGCCCTGGGGATGAGATTACTCCAATTAGATACACTGCTATTCCCAGCTATCACATAACCTTTGACGAAGGTCCAAATGGTACAGTTGATACGGTTTACCGTGAGTTAAAAAGACCTTTTAAGGTATTAGAGGTTGAGTTTCCTGGCATAGTAATCCCTACGGAGTTAGCTGCACGCTACGCTGAAGACCCGACAAAAGAGATTGAGCTGCTTGAGGCGACTTACACAGAAAAAAATTATATTCACTACTGCATTATGACCAAAGAAGGTGACGATAAGCTTCTGTCAAAAGAACTAAACTCATTTCCTTGGGTTATCTCCAGGTATATGAAAGCATCAAATGAAAGATACGGTCGTGGGCCTGTTCTCTACGCCCTGCCCGACATTAAGACATTAAACAAAGTTGTTGAATTAACACTAAAAAATGCCAGCATCAGTATCGGCGGTGTCTTTACTGCGGTTGATGACGGGGTTTTAAACCCGCAAGCAATATCCATTGTACCTGGCGCTATAATTGGTGTCTCCTCAAACGGTGGGCCTCGAGGTCCCTCCCTTCAACCTCTCCCGCGTAGTGGAGATGCCAATACCTCGCAAATACTTACTAATGATTTGCGAATGCAGATAAAACAAACGCTGCTAGATACCTCGCTACCGCCAGATAATATGTCAGCCAGGTCAGCAACAGAGATTGTTGAACGCATGAAAGAGCTGTCTCAGAATATGGGTGCAGCATTTGGTCGTTTGATTTCAGAAACAATGTTTCCAATTGTTAGACGTACACTTGAGCTTATGGACGAAATGGGAATGATAGATTTACCGTTAAAAGTCAACGGATTGCAGGTCAACGTTACACCAATATCACCTTTGGCAATGGCCTCAAATATGGATAAGATTAACGAGGTAATGCAATTTATGCAGATTTCTCAGGCTCTTGGTCCAGTAGGACAGACGCTTATTAAAATGGATGCAGTCGGTGATTACATTGCCGACCAGCTAGGAATTCCAGCATCACTTCGAACTACGCAAGAAGAACGCCAGGCAATGCAAGAACAAATGGCTGCACAAGCTGAAGCTATGATGGCTGCTCAAATGCAAGGGGCTGGCGAGGCTGCTCCAGGTCAAGGACCATCCGCTCAAGCACAAGGAGGTGCTCCAGTATGAACCAAGCCGACCGAATTAGAAGTATAAACGATGTCGGTTGGGACGGAGTAGACGCTACCCCTGCCCTTAAATTTGAGAATAAAGACTTGCAACAGGAATTAGATTTTCTTTTCTCAAGAACCTTCTCAACCGAAGCAGGGGAAAAAGTCTTAAACCATTTAATAAACATTACGATTGACCAGCCCTCTTGGGTGCCTGGGGCAGACTCAAGCTTTGGATTTAGCCGCGAGGGTCAAAATAGTTTAGTCAGAGAAATCAAGCAGAGGATAAAAAGAGCACATGAACGCACAAGCTGAGACAAAAGAAGCCGAAGCAACAACCGCAATGCCTAACGGGCTAATGGGGTCAGTTGCTGGAAGTGAACAGATTGTTGAAGACGAAGCAGAAGTTGTTGTTCCTCACTTAGACCCAGAGGCAGAAGAGGTCGTAGAAACAAAAGAAGCCCTAGAAAGACCAGATTGGTTTCCTGAGAAATTCTGGAATGAGGATGGTTTTGAGCTAGAGAAAATGACTAAAAGCTATGAGGAATTAGAAAAAGCGTTCACTCAAGGCAAGCATAAGGCCCCAGAAAAGTTTGATACTAAGGTTCTAGACGATGCTGGGTTTTCAAATGAAGACCCAATTGTTGATGCTTATTTGGGTTGGGCTAAGAAATTTGGACTTAATCAGGTGGCCTTCGACGAACTTGCGACCAGCATTGCTAGTATAGGCGGCGAAACTAACCAGCAAATTCAGAATGATTACGAAACTGAGCTTAAATCTCTAGGTAAAAATGCAAACGAAATCATTCAAAGCAATGTAAATTGGTCTGATGGTCTGCTTCGCAAGGGTGTAATAACAGATGCCC